GTGGCGCTTATGCGCCGTCCTCGTCGCAGGTGATCTCGACCACGCCACCGGCGTCAATCTCAATCGAACCGGCCGAGAACAGCATGTTTGCAAGCCAGCTTGTCTTGGTCGGAATGTAGTTGACCTCCATCCGCTGATCCATGCCGATGGCGTGGCCGATGGCCGACTTCGCATAGGCAAAGGTGGTTCGGTCGCCGCCGGTCAGGTCGAGCCCGCCCTCGGCACGGGTTGCGATCCACTTGAACGACATGCCCAGGAAGCTGGAGATATCGCCGTTCACCAGGGCGCGCACCGTGTTGAAGTCCGCGCTCGTCGCCTCGGTTTCCCCGAGGAGCCCTTCGCGGCCGACGTAGGAGCCCACATAGGTGATATCCTCGTCCTCACCCACGCCGCCGTCGCCCAGAAGGCGCGAGGCGCGGCGCAGCTTGTCCACGTTGAGGTTGGTGTTCGCCCCGCCGATGGAGCTGGCCACGGTCAGGGTCGTTGCGGTCGCTTCGAGCGCGTCGATGATAAGCTGATCCTCGCGGCGGCTGATTGCCTTGGCGATGGAACCGGCCAGCTCCTCGCGCTCGGAGATGTTGGTTTTCGCATCATCGAACACGTCGGTGTATTCGGCAGCGTTCCAATCTTCGAGCGTGGCCGTCGCGTTGGTGTGCGCCAGGTTCATCGGCACAACGTCGGTCTGCTTGACGCGACGGGTTGCCAAGCCAGCGGCCAGTTTCGGGAAGCGGTGGGTCGAACCCACAACGCCAGTTTTCACGCGCGTGGTGTCGCGCAGCTTGCCCATATCCTGATAGGCGTGCTTCACATCAGCGTCAAAGCTGGCGATTGCTGCGGTAGAGAGAGAGGTGGACATTGTGTCACTCCTTCAAGGTTTCAATCGGGGGAGATCGAGGGCCTTGAGGGTCACGGGCCTGTCGCAAAAGCCGGGTGCCGTTCCTCGCGGGTCTGCATCTTGTGATCCTATAGCACACCAGACTTGATCGAGCCAGTGGCTTGCGCCGAGTTGCCAAACGCCTTCTGCATCAGGTGTTGAGCTTCTGCCATTGCTCCGTCCTTTTCAGAACCGGCTGGCATCCGGCTTGCGGCCGCGTGTTTGGCGTATGCCTCTTGCGGCGTCACCGATCCATCCGCACCGTCGGCCATCGGGATCGGCTTCTCGCCCATCTCGCCGGTCAGGATGCGGTGAAAGATGCGCGCTGCGCGGCCGGTGCCGACCATTTGGGCGAACTCGGCCATGTCCTGATCGTCTTTCAGCACGCCGCGCTGGGCCAGCTTCTCGGCATAGGTGCCGATGGTGTTGACGATGGTGCTGGCTTCCTTCTGGCCGACCTCCTTGACCAGCGACTGCATCTCTTGCTCGCCGCTGATCTTCTGCGCCTCCTCGTTCGACACGCCGATGGGCATCCCGCCTTCCGCGATCCCGCTCAAGCCCTCGCGCATGAGTTGGGTAAACGCCTTGTCGGGGATACCGAGCTTGTGCGCCGCCTTGCGGAACGCATCGACGTAGGGCTTCGAGGCTTCGCTGTTCAGCTCGTCCGCGATCTTGTCGTCGTCGCCCTCGGGATCGAACTTGTAGCCGTCGGGATCGTCGGGCACCGCGCCCTCCAGGCTGCTTTCGCCCTTGCCCTTCTGGGACAGCTCGCGCCGCGCGCCCTGGTAGGCTTTCGTTACCTTCGCCAGCGTCTCGTCAGCCGTTTGGCCCAGGAGATGATCCGGCAGCTCCATGCCGTCAGGCAGCTTCCAGGCATCGCCCTCGCCTTCACCTTCCTTGCCGCCGGTCTTTTGCTTGGTGGCGAAGTCCAGGATCGAGGAGCCGCCCTGTTCCGATCCATCTCCTTCGCCATCTCCACCTTCGCCGCCAGCTCCTTCGCCCTGGTCGCCGCTGTCACCGTCTCCGTCGCCTTCGCCCGAACCACTCTTGCCTTCATCGGCTGGGCTCCAAACGGGGGCGTGATACTGCCAGAATTTCCACATGCACGTCGTCTCCTATTTCGCTGGGGTGTGGGTTTGTCGATCAGCCCGCGAGGAGCTGGTTCACCTGGTGGTTTACCTCGGCTTTCGCTTCTCGCAGTCGGGTGACGGCGGGCCATTCGCCGGTGCAGTTGCCGTCCTCGTCAGCAATGAACGCCTGCATGTCCAGCTCTTTGATCGCGGCGTCAATCTCCTCGTTGAGCTTGGTGATCGCCCGTTCGATCCGGCGGCGCGAGCCACGGTTCACCTTGGATCGCTTAACCTCTCCCTCGATCAGTGCGGGCTGGCTGGCTTTCGCTTCCGCGATCTTTGCCTCCAGGTCTGCCACGGTTTCGTTGCTGTCCAGCTCGATCCCAAGGCCCTCGGCCTCCTCGATCAAATCATCCTTCTTGGCCATTGCCATCTCCTTCTTGCGCCAGGGTGATGTTGTGAACGATATCGAACACGACTTGCGCCATGCCCTCACGGTAGAACGCTGCCTCGGCCCCCTGGCCCGGCACGCAGCGCGTCAAGTTGACGTAGCGGTTATACATATCAGCCAGAACCTCGCGCCCGGCAGGCGTCGAGAACGCCACCGCGTAAAGCTCGGGATCGAGTCCCTGCTTGACGGGTGCCTGTGCCTCTGTGCGACGCATGAGATCGCGCCAGGCGTCACTGTCCGCGTTCTGGAATAGGGCGTCGAGCCCGGTATCACCGTCTGCCATTCTGTTGCGCCCCCTGCGCTTCTACGGCCGCTGCCGCCACGTTGGGATCGGCCCCTTGCTGCGCCGCGCCTTGCGCGGCCGCTGCCTTCTTGAGCTGCGCCTTCTGTTCCTCGGTGGTGCGCAGGTCCATCGGCACGTTCATCAGATCGCCCAGGCGCGGCGTGACTTTCTCCAGGTCCATCTCGAACGCCATGAGCTGATCGCCGCCGATGGCTTTCAGCATTTCCATGAAGCGCACAATGTTCTCGACTTCCTGCATGGCCTCGCCCCGCGCGAGCGGGCTTGTCATGCGCACCTCGATCAGAAACTGGTCGATCTGGAGCCCCTGCGTCGGCAGGATTTGCTTGCTTTCCAGGATATCCACGACGCGCTGCACGGCTGGGATCACGAACTCCGCATAGAGACGGCCCAGACCACCAGCTTGATCTGCCACCAGCTCGCGGGCACGCTGCACGAACTCGGTCGCGGTGCGGATCGGGCCTGCCTCGGGCGGCAGGCTGTTGTCACCGATCACCTTGCGAATGTTCATGTGGAGCGTGTCCAGCACCAGCTCGCCAAAGTCGATCCGCTGGGGATTGTCGAGGCGCTGGAGGCTGGGACCGTCCGGCCCGCCGTTGCGGCGCACCTTGATGATCGAATAGGGCTTGATCGAGACCGGCCCGTTCAGCCCGTTCTCGGTCGCGGTGTAGACGCCAGCCACGGCCACGGCCACGGCACGCAAGGTCAGCTCCACGATCTTGTTAGCGGTGCGGATATCGGGCAACGCGAACAGCACCGGACCCCGCCCACGGTTTTCGCCCGGCAGCTTGGAGTATCGCGGCGTCACGAAAGGCGATGTGCGGCTCTGGCGTTCGACCAGGCGAGCCTTGTCAGCGCCCTTCTGCCAGAACACCTCGTAGCGGAACGGCCGCTCCTTCTCGTCATAGTCGCGGTAGACCACCGAGGCGAGCTTGACCATGCCGGGCGTCGGCTTCTCGGCCTCCTCTTTCAGCTTCTCGGGCAATGTTGCGTCTGGCCACTCGGCCATGATCGCATCAGCGCGGATTTCGTGCCAGAAGAACCAGCGATCCAGCCGCCCGTTCGGCCCCTCGTAGGCGTAGAAGTGCGAGAGAGGCATGGCTTGGAAGATCACCGGCTCGCCCAGGAAGTCCTCGTTCGGCATCACCTTCATGCCGCCCTGGCCATAGTGCCAGTCGATGTATGTCTCATTGGAGGCGGTCGGAAAGCCTGGCCCGTTAAACACGGCCTGCACGATGTTGGTGACGGCCTCCAGCTCTGCCTTGGCCTCGTCTTTCGCCTTGCCCACGGCCTCCTTGAAAGCCTCGTCCGGCATCTGTTTTGCAGCCGGTCCCAGGCCAATCTCAAACCAGTCCTGAAATTGTGGGGTGAAGTCCGAGGAGAGACGGTTGGCGGCTCGGATCACCGATACCTGTGGCGTGCTGTCCCAGTTG